CATTATCAACAGTAGGGTCGGTAGCCTTAGCACCAAGGTAGCGGTCATCAAAGCTGTCAAAGGCAGCCAGAGCAGAAGCAGCAGAACTGGCAGCACTGGTTGCACTGTTAGAGGCGTTGGTGGCACTGGTGGCTGCGTTAGAGGCAGAGGTAGCTGCGTTGGATGCAGACGTAGATGCCGAAGATGCACTACCGGCTGCCGCACTTTGAGAAGCTAGAGATGCTGCCGCACTACTTGCTGCGTTAGAGGCACTGGTAGAGGCGTTAGAAGCACTTGTGGAGGCACTACTAGCAGAGGACGTGGCAGAGGCCGCAGAAGCCGACGCAGAAGCCGCAGAGGCAGCCGCAGCAACAGCAGAAGCCGACACTGCACCAACATTGCTATCCACATAGTTTTTTGTGGAAGCATCCGTACCAGCAGAAGGAGTACCAAGATTAGTAATCCGGTAACCGCCCATGTTCAGGATACCCGACAACGTACCACCAAGGGTACTAAGAGTACGGGCAAAGACTTCCTGAGCAACGTAAAGCAGCTGTGTAAAGTTATTGTTCAGGTCAGCTGCTTTGATCGCAGAACCAGCAAAGAACGTAGCCTCAGAGGCGTCGTTGTTGGTCTCACGATAAATGATAATGGCAACACCATTGGCAGGAGCCGACAGAAATTGAATGGTGCTGGCATTAACGAAAACAAATGAGGTGGTGGCCACTCCATTAAGAGTAACCTTAACGTCCGCCTCATCTAGGTAAGAAAAAGACAGGGAATAGATCGTGGTAGACCCATTCCCTGTATAAGTGTTTTGGACGATTGCCATTGTGTTTAATTACCGTAATTGGCTAGCTGTTCGAGGCGCTTTTGCTCGTCCTGAAGTCGTTGCGATTCAAGCTCTGCTTGGCCTGCATACTGTCCCTGAGATTGAGCAAACCTAAGTTGACCAACCTTTCTCAGTTTTTCTTCAATATCAGGCCTTTCAGCAATAAGTGCCTGCGTAGCCCTTTCATGGGCACCTTGGATAATCTCCTTGGTTTTACGAACATAAATGGGCTCTTCGTATTGTTCGCCGCGCTCCATGGTCCTGGCTTTAAAGTTAGCGCGATCTTGTTTAAATTCTGCGCTATTAAACCAGGCCTTTAGTTCAGCTGGCAAACTACCATTACCATACATAAGCTCTTGAAGACGTACTCGTCCCTGAGGATCCAAGGATAGTCCATCTTTAGTCTTTTTGTAATCAACGGTAGGCCAAACATTCATTTCCACGAGCATCTGAGCAACTGGATCTGTGTTGACTTTGGTCGCTTCAAACGGAAGTACAGCATTCCGCAGGCCACCACCTGGGTTCAGCATCGGTTTTCCAGTTAAAATGCTGATGCTATATGGAATGTTTTGCTTGCTAAGCCACGGCATCATATCGTAAAGCTTTTTCTGAGTCCAAGACTCATACTCACGATAGTACTTATCGGAAACGTTGTTCCAGGCTTTCCTTGCACCGGCACCGGGAATAAACGAATTAACGAATCCAAGAATTGCAGCACCAGCTCTATCAGAGGGGCCTGTTGCCTCACCAAAACGTTCTTTGGCCTTGGTAAATTCAGTGATTGTTTCGTAAGGTGCGGAGAACAGGGAAAGACCGTCAAGACCAGAAAGGTAGCTCTTTTCGGTAAAACTTGCCGCAATGGCAAATCCAAGGCGGGTAGCTACTGCCTCCAGTTCTTTAATTTCGCCGTTGCGTTCCATGTGGCCAATGTCAGCCGCAGCAGCAACCCAGTTTGAAAGGGGTTCAAACCAGTTATAAGACACCCATTCGTCGCCAATCTTAATTGACCGAGGTTGGATGCTTGCTTGCCTCCACCGCTCACGCTCGTTCTTGTCAATGGGCATGTTGCCCGTAATATGACCAGACCAAGCATGGGTGTAGCCAAACGAAACCAAGAAGGAACCAATGGCTTCTCTGCCTTGATACTCTGCAATTTTAAGAGTATCGTTATTTATGATGGCCTGCTTATAGCCATCCATAAAGTTTTGAAGTAGAGGCGAGGTGGCACCAGGAGTCATTTGCAGCTGGTACCTCATAATATTAGCAGGCGTCCGCACAAAGGGGAACGCATACTTACCAACAGGAATACCAAGGGGGCTAAATTGCTCAATGGCATTACCCAAGCTATTTACAAAACCACCGGGGTCATCTTGATAGGTAGCATTCTCTGCAAACTTTTGCAGGGCTTCATCTTTGACCTGGCCTGTTTTGAAGTCTACCTGCTTTTCCATCTCTTGGATGGCGGCTTCTTGGAGACTCTTTAAAGTTCCCTTGCCATTTTGACGTGCCTCAAAGGCCTTCATCATGGCATCTTCATAGATCTTCTGACGCACAGCTACGGTACGCACAAAGTCATCAGAAGACATCATAAGGCGGCTGGGCAGATCCGTCCAGTTAGCCAGCGCGTGAACTGCCTTAAGAGCACCGGCTGCTGTTCGTTCAGCGGGGCTTACAGCTGCATCTGCAATAGCGTCAATCATTGCCATGCGTTCTGCCTTGCGAATCACGCTAAGCTGGTTCCAGGTGGCAGGGACACCACTCTTCATGGTAACAGAAGCTACATGGAAGGCATCGTTAATGCCGCTAAAGGCACCAATGATACCAGCTCCAGCTGCTCCAATCAAACGGTCGTCACCATTAACGACACCCATGATACCCACTTCAAGGGGTTGAGCAAAGATTCTAATTACAGCACCAAGGTTTCGAACAATGGTTTTAGGGCCGGACAAGATGCTATTAAAGAACAGTCCCAGAGATTCTTTACCCAGAGTCGTGAGTACAGTCTCACCAAAGTTGATGGCCTTAGCAGGGTCGCCACCAGCAAGAGACATCGCAAGAGACATCATACGCATCTCTTCAATGGCTGTTGGATCACCAGCGCGGAACCTAGCCTTAACATCTGATGCCCATGTCTTCAACATGCGCGGTGTAAGAACAGTCTTTTCCGCTTCGGTACCAGCTTCCTCAATCATCCGCTTGTAGCTGGGATGTTTACCAAGAAGCAGTCGGCGTCCAGCATCCAAGCTCCAGCCTTCTTTGCGGAGCATCATCAGACCAATCAACCTATCAAGAAGACGATCAGGCTGGTTGCCATTTGCAAGGAGGGCAGCATCATGATCCAAGAAGCTCTTAGAAACCTTTGCAAGCTCTTCTGCCATGCCTTGCATCGTTGCTTGAACAACAATGACGGCTTCATCTTCGATCATCTCACCACTGGACTTGGTAAAGGTCTGACCGCTTTCCCGAAGGAATCGCATTGCCAGATCTTTAGCTTCATCCGCAGTTTGAGCCGTATCCATCACCTCTGTAAATTTATCAACCAAAACCTTAAGGTGATCACCCTTGAGTTTTTCCCAAGCGGTTTTACCCTGGTTGCGATAAATTTCGTTGAGGCGTTCTGGATCCAGATTTTTAATGGCTGGCTTGATAATCTGTTTCCAGTTGTCTTCCAGATTCAAACGTTTTACAGCAGCATCTGTTAACCAGTTGCGTCCATAAACAATCGACTCGGGAATGCTTACGCTTTTATAGGCGCTTTCTTTTTCCCAAGGCTCTTTGTATCCGTTATCAATGATGGCCCGATCAATCTCTTGCTGATCCAGGAGGTTGCGCTCCAGCTGATCGTCAAGCTGTTTGGCGGTTTCAAGATCTTCAGGGTCTACTGCCTGACGTTGTTGCCTTATAGAGTTTTCTTCTTGAAGAAGTTTGTTGAGTTGAGCTTCGCGGGTATCATTCCACAGCTCTCCTTCTTTTTTAAAGTCAACATCGGCTTTGGCAGATAATGTGTCGGCCTCATCGGACATGGTTTTTACGCCAGCCTCCAGTGCCGTTTCGGTATCACTACCCGCATCTTTTGCGTCCCTAAAGGCAAATCTACCTTTAAACAACGATCCAATCACATCAGCAATGGTACCAAGGCCTTCACCTTCAAGGGCACCTTTTAATTTAATTTGATAAAGGTTATCTCGTTCCCCATCAGCAGCCAAGAAGAATAGAGGCTTAATTGATTCTGGAACAAAATCCTGAGCAAAGTTAGACAGCGTTTCCGGGTCTTCCGGTGACGCCATGATAAAGTCTGCAATGGCTCCAGGAATATTATCAACTAGAGTTTGAGCCCCTTTGCCTTTGGGGACATTTAAGGTTTGTGAAAGAGATTGAGGCTTTCCAGTGAGTTTAGTGACACCAAAGGTAGTTGCCCTAGTAACAGCTCGGGTAGCATTAAAAAATTGAAGAAGTCGCGCTGCTTTTTGACCGCCTTCTGTTTGAGGCGTTACACCAAAATCAGTTTGTGCTCGAATGTACCGATCATTGAACGGATCTTTGGTAGCGTCATAGGTGCCCGTGACTGCGCGAATAGGCTGTTGAATCGTATCGCCAACCAGGACAGCAGTATCAACAATCTTTTCAACAACGCCAGGTCCGGTGCTTTTAAGGGCAATTCGCCCCATCTCTTTGGTTCCGGCCAGGGACTTATCAACGCCTGCATCCGTTTTAGCGCGTTGTTGTTTTGCTTTAAGTTTTTGCTGTGCTCGCCATTGCGGATCTTGTCCAGCAGCGGTAGCAAGCCAATCAGATGCGTTTTCTAATCCCTGAGCAACAGCATCTGCACCACCCATAACTGGAGCCAAGGTTTGCTTGATTCCTTCTCCAATAACAGCCGCCGGATTCCACGTCTGTTGATTCCGTTTGGGTTTAGTCGTTGGTTTGGGTGCTGGTTTAGCGGGTTGTTTTTTTGATGCAGGTTTAGCTGAAGACGGTTTAGCCTGTTTCTTTTTGGCTAACTCAGCTTGAAGAGCCTTTTTAGTATAATCAGGGTCCCGATATGCACCATAAGTACTGCCGGGTTCAAATCCTTGCAACGGATCGGCCATTGATTGTTTTCTCCCTCAGGAGTAAGTATGGAAAATAGATTTTGTGGAGACCTCATCCTCGCAAGTCAGAGGCCTTTAATCCACGATCAGTTATTGAAACGGATCAATTCCGCTATCAATTAACTGCTTTAGCTCACGTCGAGCATTAAGAAGAGTTTGCCGTAATTTAATAGCTGAAATGTTTGCAGCATTTCCGGCAATACCATGATATTTACTTTTACCATTAAGTCCAGGAGCTGCTGCCCATTCATAAGCAAAAGCTTCTTGGGCACGATCTAGACTATTATGTTTGCCCAGCAAATAGTCCCGCAAATCAGGACGCTTGTTGCTACGCAAAATATATGCCCAGAACATTTTAAGTTGATTTTCTGGGGTCATCTTTTCTTCAGGGGAAATACCCGCTGCTTTGCGAGCCCCTGCCAAGTTACCAGGCATCCATTGGGCAAACCCTACAGCACTAACCTTGCCTTGCTGTTGAAGCCGTTCAACCTCACCAATAGACATTCCTGTCAGGTTCAGTTGTCCTGCGCTATAGGTGGTTCCATAGTTTACGGAATTAAATCCACCTTCACCGCTGGAAGTTAGTTCTGCTAAGCCACCGAAATCTCCCGCACCGAACGTTGATGCTTTCCCAACAGGGCTACCTCCTCCGGAAGAGAGGAGTTCCATGGCACTTCGAATTTGTGCATTGGTAGATCTGGGGTTGCGAATGACGTTGGCAGCGTTAAGATTGATAGCAGCGTTTCGCTGATAAGAAGCTTGCTTATTAGGATTTGGTACATAAGGTTTTCCAAGTAATTTCCCCTGGTAAGCCATCCAGGTATCTTCATTCAAAAAGCCAGCCATTTTAGCGGCAGCTTTAATCTCTACTGGCAGTGAACCACCATTAGAAATTATGGATTGATAAAGATCATAGTCCTCTAGATTTGTCCGCAACGCAGTAGCTTGCATTGTGGGGAAAGGACCGGCTTTTTTCCTCAAAGCCCGCAGCTGCTCTGGAGAAGCCACAGGACTTTGAATTTCTAAACTTTGCCCAGAAGGCAGATTCTTTTTAAGAATGTTTGGCGTTTGACCTTTAGAATTAATGTAAAACTCTTCGGAGGGGATAGAGATGATTCTTTCGGTTTCGGCTTGCCACTGCCGGGCTACCTCGATGTCGTTTGGATACTTGCCAGTTCTTTCAAACTGCTCTTGCCACTTGGACGAAAGAGTATCAAATGCGACACGCATAGCCCCATTAAGGGCTCCATCTATTCTGGCTCTAAATCCAGCATCAGAGGCATACAACGATCCACCGGAAGCCAACCGTGTCAGTATACGACCTTTAACGTTTGGAAGAACAATGCCTGTGCCCACACCTTTACCAAGGTCAACAACAGACGGGATGTCAGGAAGAAGTGCTTTAATTTCTTCTGCATCCGAGGCTTCCAAGTCTTCGGATCCAACCAAGAGATCAATTTGCCCCTCGGTCCACAGAAATCCACCACCAGGTTTTTTGTTTCCAGCTCTAATCTGTGAAAGAATTTGATTCTTAAATCGAAGAGAGCCATCTTCTTTGGTAAGCTTATTCTGTAGCTCCATGGCATATGGGCTAGAGCTTTGAGTCAAGGAGGCTCTAAAAGCTGCCCTTTGTTTTGCCAGCTCTTCAGGAGAGGCGGTGTTCCTCAGCTGCTGGAACTGCTGCCATTGGTAATCGAGTCTAGACTTTTCATCAGCATCAAAGGCAGCGGCATTTGCCTTACGACCTTCTGCAATTTGTGATCTAAATTGCCTAAACTTAGCAGCATTTTTATTGCCGTAAGTTATATTTGTTCCGGGAATTTTAACGCCTTCCAGATTGCTGATAAGACGTTGCATGGAGGTGATGTCACCACTGCGTTGATAAACATCCAGCTGCTGTTCAATAGCTTTCAGCTGGGCTTCATTAACCGCAACAGGATCTCTGAAATCACGCATACCATTGGCAAACGAAGTTCGCTGCCAATCATCAGCCCCCTCAGGCGTTAAAGCCTGTGGAAGCGTATTTGCCATGCTTAGTTCCGTGTTGTATTGTCTGGCTTTCAGTTCCCTTTCGTCGGTCTCCTTCATCCATACACGCATTGCTTCACGCTCGGCCATCGCCATGTTGAAGCCGCCATGCTCTTGAACGATTTGAGGGTTGATACGATCCAGACCATACTCCAGAACCCACTGTTTTGTCAGTGCCCTGGTAACATCAGCCACCTCGTACCCCTTAGCTTGGCCAGGAATAATGATCCTACCATCATCAAGCTGTACGGGTGTGTTGCTATTTTTGTTAGACAGCAAATAGGTTTCAAGGTTTGCTGGAGCAAGCTGAGCCTGAGCTACCGCTGCACCATAGGCTTCCCAGCCCCTGAGGGCAGGACTTGTAGACAGAATGGTACTGGCGGTACCAGGCGAAGTACCTGACGCGGCTGCTTCTTGAGCAACAGCTACATCTTTACTAGCATTTGCCTCAAGGACAGCTGCTTTAGCCTGAAATTGTTGTTGGGCTTTAGGTTTAACGCCAACTTCTCCACGGATATATTTAGCATAGCCTTCTGCAATCTGAGCCTTCTTTCTATTCTCAGCTTTTTCAACCATAAACTTATTTAAAGTTTCAGAGAACCTGGAAAGGGCTTCCATGTCCTTGGCTTGATTATTCAGCTGAGCATTTCCAGCCTGAATAGCCTGCTCTAAAACTTGTTGCCCAGCTTGCAACGTTTGTCGACTAGGATCAAACGTTTGAACTGGATTAAAACCAACGGCAGTTTTGGGGCCAGTTAATTGTACTTGGCCAGGAAGAGATTCATAAATTGCCATGGTTACTTAAACTTTTGAGTTGGCGTATAAAGGCTTTCCTTTATTTGAAATCCTTTGCTACCGATGCCCGAGGCAGGGGCAGGTTTAGGTACATTAGGAGAGGCAGGCGGTTTGAGAGAGGAATAAGTACTAGCAGCGCCTGCAAGAGATCCGCCAATACCAGCAACCAAACCAAGAGCACTTGGCCCCTGCTGCATAATAGGCGCAGTCGGAGCTAGCATACGATTAGATGCCGCAACATTCATCGAGCTTTGAGCTTCATTGAATACGCTTTGGGCACCATAGAAATAGTCTTCGTTTGCATAAGCCAGGTTCTGACCAAGCAATGCAAAGTCTCGGCCAGCAGTACGTTCGGCATCTGAAATAAGAATACCAATCGACTGACCACTTCTGCCTGAAGATAGAATTGTACCCTGCTGTTGAAGACTTTTAACCATACGCTGGTTAGCGTCTTCGCTAGCTTTACGGTATTCAGCAGAGAGTTCTTTTTGCTTTGATTCGTAAGCACGATTTGCAGCCAAATTGATTTGTTCAACTTGCTGAGCGTAGGCCCGTTCAGACTGAGCATACGCTTGTTGCTGCATTTGATACTGCTGCTGAGCAACAGCATTAGCATAATTAGTTTCTTGCTGAGCTTGAGTGTAGCTTGCAATAGATTGGACAGACCCAGCAACGGCTGATCCAATCGCGGTGACTACAGCTAAAGCTCCGGCTGGGATGCACATGGCATTAGTTTTGCAAATTCAACGTAGGTTAAACGATCAGGACCAACAGTTACATAAGACAGCCGCTTAAATCCAAGAAGATGAAGCAGCTTAAGGTGCATAGTATTTCGTGGGTCTGCTATGTTATAAAGCATATCGAAGCCCTTAATGGAGTTTACCCATTTCTTGGCTTCTGTAAAGAATAACTTTGGATAGGGGCGGACATCGGGTGTTGTTACCATCCAGATGGCTCCGCATTGGGCATCTGTTCTGGATACCCCCGCTACACCACATATCATACCCTTTGGATTCCAAAAGGTTACTGCGGTTTCCGAAGTCAGTACAGAAAGAGGGACGGCCTCAAGTGGAGCACACCCAAGGCCGGTTATTTCCCTATGGTCTTCTGGTTGAAGGTTTTGAGCCACATAAAGTGCATCATGATGCGTGGCTGGGTGGATCAGCGTTTTGCATATCATACTGCTTTAATGCCTTTGTTGTTGAAGGTGCCTTCCCACGTCACAGAAGTAAACGAGGTTGGGAATGGACTATCAGCCACAAGTTCAACTTCAACCTGATTACCTTTTGCCATAACAGGAATCTTATTCTGAGGGTTTCTCAGCATTGGAATACTGTTGGCAAGATACTGGTTGCTGATGATTTGTGGAAGAGATGCAACATATTCATCACGGCCCTGTGCCCGCACCTTAACAAGGAAGGGTCCAGAGTTGTAGCTGTCAACCGACATGCGATTGATCATTGGAACATTTAGGGTGTCCTTACGTCCCTCGGATCCTACCACATAGAAGGCAGGCAGTACAGCATCGGCTTCAAACTTGTAACCAAGAGCATACCGCAGAGTTGTATGGTCACCCTCAAGCTCCACATAATACCTTTGACCAACCGGTTGTGCCAGGTCGGTTTGAAGGGGCAGTTCTTGAACAACGCCAGGCTGAAGGTAACTCAGACTAACAAGCACCGGCTGTAGGTTGGCATCTTCATACCCATCCTTAAAGCAGAAGCGGGTAGTATCGTTACCAGCAAAGTAGACCTTGGTGGGGTTGTAATCAAAGAGATCCAACCGCAGGTCAACAAACTCATCGTCAAAGAATACCGCACCACCAGGGGTATCAGTCAGCAGGTTAACTTTGCTGAGAACGTGGCCATTGTCTTGGCTTGTGACAATGTAAAGCGTGTCGTGGTTAAACTCATACGCAATTACATTACCAGGCAGTGTCCATTTAAACCAAGAAGACATAATCCGCTCAGTCCCGTTGTTGTAGAAGCGGAAGAGATACAGAGCAGTCGGATCTTGATTGCTACTGATGGCAAAGGTAGCGGCAGAGGTGGTAACCTTTAAAGCCCTCACATCAGAAGGCAGGAACGTCGGTACGTTTCTACTAATCTCAGCAACAGCAGGACGAGTGGCGGAATCAGTTACAGCCATCTCAAACACGCTTGTAGCTGTATCATTCTGCTCCAGAAATACAATACTGGGGCCGATGTCAACAGGAGACACACGAGTGCTCAAGCTGTAACTAGCAAGAAGGTTAATCTCAGCCGTAGCAGCAGAGAATGCTTCAGTGGTAGTTTCGAATATATACTGGGCGTTATCAGCAAACAGAACCAAACCACGGGGCGCAGAGACCGCATGAGTTAGTTTGATTGGATTCAACGAACCACAGGAAATATCAATCGGATCACTATCCAAGATGGTAATGACTGTTCCAGCAAAGAAGTTGAAGTAGTCACCCGCCTGTGAGGTTATGACATTTTCATTGGAAGTTAAGATCAAGCGATTCTTAAAGAATGAAATGCCGTGAATCTTACTGCCAACAAATGAAGGCATTGGATTGGTCTCGGCATCACCCACTTCCCGTGGCTTCCAATACAACTTAGCAATGGAATCTACATTGGAGGTCACAGACGCAACCGTATTGACGCGGAAGGTATCGCCCTCAGCATTTGTAACGGTATCCAAAGCAGTATAGCTGCGACCAGCACGGCTAATGCTAACGCCATTGATCACGCCCGTCACGGTGGTGATAATCTGAACCCCAGCCTGCTGGCGAAGGGCCACATTAGGCGCACCAGAGGCTACCGTGTTATATGAACCAAGCACATGATACTGGTTGTTGGCAATAGTAAACACTGCGTCCGTACCAGCAGTTCTAACGATTTGTCCGTTAAAATACCAGTTGTATACCTGCGTACCGTTTGTGTAAACGATGCGCTCCACATAGGTGACTGGGCTAGGAACCCAAGGCACGTTTGTGGTGGTGACATTGGTCGTCGTGCTGGTCACCTTAAGGCGCAGGTTGATGCCAGTACCACCATAGACAGGGAAGCTTTGACCAACCGCATACCGACCATTACCTGAAGTAAGGATGGAAACGGTTTGGGGAACACCCGTCACCGTAGCCGTAGCAGGGGTAGCTGTGGCTGACGCTTCATCCAGCTTACGATAGGTGAAGGTGCCGTTGGCTTCCCGAATGATAGCGTGAGGCATGGTGGACTCGTTGATGGTTTTGACCACACCACCGGCAATACTTTCCTCCCAGATACCAGTACCCTTAGCACTGTTGTCGCTGGTTTGAAAGATCACCCAGTAATCATCACCATCAGAATTTTCCGATGCCAAGATCTTAATCTTTGCTCCATCCAGAAACTGCCTGGGAAGCTCAGATACAGTATTGACAGTGCCTTTATACGCTTGAATAGCAGCACCACTTTGACCACCCTTTGCTTCAAGAGAAAAGTCAGCATTGTTGGCACGACGGATATGAATCGTGTTACCAATAGCTGTAGCTACATAAGCAGGGTTTGCGTTGATAGAGGTAACAAGGTTGCTAACAATATCATCAGCATTAAGCTGCGTGGTAGCGGTAGTAGGGGTAGCGTAAGTAAAGGTATTGGTATCAATGACAACTTTGTACGTCGTAGCATAAGCCACAACACCTACCGTAACAAAACCAAAAGGTGTAATGGTTGCAGTCAGGTCACCGGCATTTTCAGTAACAGTGATCTGCCGATTCAATACAAAGGTATAATCATTAATCTGGAGTACCGCAAGATCAGATGAATCTGTATGTGTTGCGTAGGTAGTAGCAGAAGCAGCAGGGGTGTTTACCGTTTGCTCAATACCACTATCAGCATCCCAGATTCGCAGCACACCAGCATTGGTAAACTGAGCCAGGTACTTCTCCTCATCATCCCTAAAGATGGAGAACCAGGTACCACCATTAGCGGCATTGGTCAGCTTACGAATGCCACGAAGGCCAGGCCGTTTGGAAAGCCCGAACGTCGGATCAGGATAGTAGTTAGTACATTCCCGCAGCTGGTTGTTCAGCTTGATCGAATCAGGCTGCTGCGAGACCCCACCAACAAGGTTAGGGATTTTCTGGGAGATCGCAGCCATTATCGTGCAATAGCTCGGAACGGAGTGTAAGAAACGTAGAAGTTCTGCCCACTTTCAACACCAAAGATGTTTACATCAGAGGTGCCAGTATCATAGGCAATACAGTTAGCTCGCAGGTTAGCTTCGTCTTGAGCGTTGAAGGTCACCATTTCCTGGGAACCAAGGGCTCGACCAGCAAACACCCGAGCAGCACGTTGAGTAATATAATCTTTAAAGACCTGAGGGAGATCTTCAAAATCAAAAAGCCAAACAACATCGCATTTCACGGTGCTGTTAGCAGTAAAGGTATAGGTGTGCCCGATCTTATCGTAAAGTTTGCCATCTCTAAGTACAGTTTGATATTTTTGCGTATTCGAATATTTGTTATCAGAAAGTTGCAGCACATTGACTGGCACAAAGATCTGACCATTAACATCGGCAGTAAAGGGATAGTTGACTTCAGTATTAAAGTGCCAACCTTCGCCTTGAACTTCCCGATTAACGGCATCAAGAATTGACTCCGCCAGGGCGATTTCGGGATTAGAAATATCGAGAGACACTACGGGTGCCTGCCCGATACCAGACAGCATCTGATTAATTGCTTGTAGTTTGGTAGTCATCTGTATCGGACAGAAAGAAAAGGGAGGGGACCTCCGAAGAAATCCCCAAATGAATCAGGCCAGGTTACGGAAAGCACCAGCGCAAGCAACGCGCACAGCGCCAGCGCCGTATGCAAGGCGACCGACGATAACATCGCCTTGATAGATCACCTTGGTGTCAGCACCGGTGGTCTGAACGCTAGGACCGATTGCCTCCACAACGCCAGCAGCATCACGGTGGAAGATCAGACCGCAGCTGTTGGTGAAGTCGGTAGCGATACCGTAGTTGTTGTTTTCACCAGTCACAGCAGCCGCATCAATGGCGGTACCGGCAGCCGAACCATACTTGCCCAGGAAGGGGATGTTGTTCGACTTGTAGATCTTGATACCAGCGATCTCGTAGAGACCCTCACCGCTGTTCAGGTTGCCCTGGCTGTTGCCGTATTCACGGTTCAGGATGTTGGTGTCCACCTGGCTGATCAGTGCATAGTACTGACGAGGAGCCAGCACAGCCACACGACCCTCTTTAGGGGCAGCGATCTCGTCCAGGCGGGCAGCGGCTTCAAAGAAACCATCCACCAGGGCTTGAGCATCATACTCCTTGTTGGCACCCAGGTTCACGCGGAAACCACCAGGCTCACCGGTCACAGCGGCAGTCAGGCCAGAGGCACGATCCAGCACACGGAAGATGCGGCGATCGTAGAACTCAGCCAGGCTTTGGCCGATCTGACGGGCGATAGGACCACGGATGTCATACTGGGCCAGGGTCTCGTTCAGGTCATACACGAACGCAGACGCCACCAGCAGGTCGTCCATGGCGATGGTGGTCTCAGCCACCGGAGGGTTGCCGCTACCAAGGATAGCAGAACCGGGGGTGTGATAGCCAGCCGAAATACGACCGGTGTGAATGAATTGAGCTTCCTTGCCGTTACGCAGGGTGCGGTTCTGAACCAGACCCTTGGCAATGGTAGCATTACGGAAG